AACGGACTCGATGTACATTTCCATTTGAACACCATCAGAAAACTTTGAAGCATTATCCTCGCCGAATATGGTATCTTCTCGCACAAGAGTACGAGGCATGTAAACCATATCCTTGCCATACATCTTGATGGCTTCAATGGTCAAGTCTTCAAGAAGCCGAGATGATGGTGCTGGCTTGTGATTGAAATAAGGATTTGTAGGCATTAGTTTATCCCGTCATGAAGTCGGGTGGGAGTTCGTATTTGAGTGATAACTCTTCTTCGAGTCTATTTTTCTCTTCGTTTGCTTCAGACAACATTTGTTGTGCGTTGAATTGAACACCGCCTGGGAGTTGGAGTCCTTCAAACTTGGAAAGATTTGTAGCCCATTGTTTTTTGATCAAAACGGTGGCGTACTCTTTGAGAAAACGGTCGTTGTAAAACTCTCGGAAGACTTCTGGATCTACTGCGACATATGACTCAAAAACAAGCCAATCGCCTACGTTTACCTCTTCGTCCCATTTCATGTCGAGATAGAGACGATTTGTAACTCTATTAAAACGAACCTTTTTCTCTGGAGTTAGAATGTCTTCCAACATCTCAAGGTGTCTCATTGTGATATCATAATTCTGAAGAGATACTGGATTGCGAAGGCCATAAAAGTCATTCAATGCTATTTGATATTTCACATTGAATAAATTCCCAGAAGTGTTTTGTCCGAATTGAAAACAACGAACAACACTTACTACTCTTTCGTCAACTAAATCCATGTTCAGATACTGATTATCAATATCTTCTTGAGTGATTTGGTGTTTCAGATATTGAGGTTCAACGCCGTCGAAATGATATTCTGTAAATAATTCGATCGCATCGTCGATACGATCCTCTACCTGTGCATCATCAACATTGATTTCTACGACTGGGTATCCGAGTCTACGAAAGCAGTAGTCTTTCAGATCCTGTCTGGAACTTACTCTTGCCATTTAGACCTCCGTTCTTTATTATGTATAAACGAAGGTCTTATGGTACTAGGAAATTGATCGCAGAGCTCTTACCAGCAATTGAACCACAAGAAATTGGATCACCTTCACGATGGACTTGTCTTCCGTTGATTAGTAACTTTTCAGACCCTCCCAAGGCAGATCCTGCGGGGTGGGATATCTTTGGATCTCCATTGAAAACATGAATGCCGATATATTGGTCCCCGACCAAAGCCACTGGTTTACCATTCACGAGCACATCCGAACTAGCTTTGATTGGAGTTGCAGGACTGTGGTTATGAGAAATTGCATCGTTGAAATCACCATCTAGCATTGGTTTTCGCATATCATGGTCCTTGATATTCTGGATATGATGTACCTGAAGTGCAACCATATATTGCAGTGTATTTGATCAGGTGGTTCTTTTCAGTGCCTGGGAAATCACCGAACCATTCTTGGTGAATTGCTTCTTGAGCATTGACATATGTGGATATGGATGATGGAGATCCCAATCCCGCACCAGACTCTGGATCGTCGATGGGGCCAGGTGGAATTGAACCGAGAGGAGGTTGACCTCCACTACATTGAGATGGATCAACCGTTTCTCCCTGTTGTCCATAATGTCCAGTATGGCAGTCTGTGCATCCAGATGTGGCACCAGATACTCCACCAGAAACGATACCAGATCCAGCCGCTCCAGTTTCACCATTATAGAATCCAAAGAAGTATGTATTACCTGCGTCATCGAATATCATTATCCATCCTTCGTCGGGATTCGTAGTAGCACCAGCGGTTGTCAACCCGTATGGATTCATAATGGTGCCTGGATAATGTGAATCACAGTTGAATCCAGTTACACCCTTATGAGCTCCGTCTGGGAAGTAGGCTCCGTAGTACTGGGACTCTAGAGGTACTGCTGGATTGTCTGTTATACTGGTAAGATTAAAATCAACATTATTGTATGTTTGTACACATCCATAACCAGCATTTTCAAGAGTGACGCCGCCTCCTACTCCATCATCACATTCACAATCACATAAAACTAAATTTCCACTTGGATCAATCAGGTACTCTCCGGCTTGTCCGTCGGCTGGTCCACTACTACCTCCATTAGTTTCCCAATTCTCGCCATATCCATCCTGATAAAACTCGACCGCGCCAGCATAACACAATGGAAGTGGTTCTGAAGTATTTTCATTGGTAATTGGAATGCCTGGAGGAGCGCAGAATGTTGGACAAACCCCAGATTCACATGTCAGTTGAATCTTATATGTGATAGATCCGTTCACGGATGACCAATATATATTTTCTGCTCCTTCAATAAGATCACTGGCACCAATTCCATCCGAAGTTGTTCCTACATAACCACCGAAAAGAAGTCTATGCCAATCGAAAGCATTTCCACCAGCGGTTCCACCCAAACAATCCGTGCAATTTTCACCAGTACCACCCCAAGTAGACAATCCATTCCATGTGTATGTACAGAAGTTTGATTCTGATGGTGGATTGGTTCCGAGGTCGATGTTTCGAAGTGAGTCGAACTGAGAAGCAGAACTCTTAATCGAAATTCCAAAACGAGGTGCAGATGCTTGTTCTGGGTTTTGAGCTCGAATGGCCATCGCACCATAGTTACTCACGTTATCGTCAATTTGGTGAAGACCGATGTGGTCTTTCAGATAATATCCTGTTTCCTCTGATCCACCAAATCTACCATCTCCATCATTCGTAATACCCACAGTAAACCAAAGATAAGGAGCAAGACCAGTTGGAATGGTCTTCAGACCACTTCGAACACTTGAAATTGTAAGATATGAACTTGGAGTAAAGACTTCACCGACTCCAGTATTCTCACCGGCAGGAGCAAGTTCAAATCCATTGAGTCCGAATAGACTCATGTCACCGTAGTGGTTTCTTGCATCAGTATGAGTGAAGATTACTTGATCACCAGAAATTCCTTTTCCATAAGCATCTTTAGCATCAACGGTATCCAGATTCGATCCAACACTAAACCAAGCAGTTGGAATCATTTCTGTCATCATGTAATACCAACCAGGCGAAAGAACAAAACCATCTCCGAGTCCAAATGGTCCAGATGCTTCTGGATAGAATGCAATCGGTCCAGTTCGGCCTGGAATGACTTCTCTGACATAATCACCAGTCCATGCAGAATAAGTAAATCCATCTACACCGTAATTTGTATTTGTTTCAGAAACAGCAAACCCATTAGAACAAAGACCAGCGCCTTCGTCTCTGAAGAAATATGCACAAGTTGATCCTTTAACAAAACCATCGTATGCAAATACTTCACTTTGTGGTGTACCTGTTGGGAAGGAATTTGCAGGAATTATACCAAACCAAACATACATTCCTCTTCTTGCCGAATCTGATACGTTGTTTTCATAACCAGCAATATATCCAACGTACTTGTCAACGTAGCAATAATTTCCAACATAGAAAGGTTGAAGTTTTGCTGTTGGGAAATACTTCATTCGGTTCCAGTAGTATCCAGGCGGACTGTCGAGTGTTTGTCCTAAGCACAAACTATTTGAATCTGTGTAAACATTTCCTTCAAATGCTATAGTATTTTCGAGGAAGTTGAGTATTTTAATACCAGCGGTCAATCCATCATCATATCCAGATGTGTACCCTTCCATCAAACCAGCGACTGGATAGATACCAGTGGCTCCAGCCATTGAGATGCCTGGGCCCTTGTGTACCTGAGAAAGATAATAATTTGTTGACCATCTTGGGAATAGGAATCGTCCATCTTGGTCTAGTCCGCGACCAAAAATAAAACTACCAGATGCTCCTTCATAACCTCCAATTTTGCCTGGATGACTACGAGCGACTGAGGAAACATCCGCCCACTCTGTATCATAGTCATCATTCGTTGCTTTCACCAAAGCAAAACCAATATTGCCGCCTGTTGGAACACCTTCTCCTGTAGGCCCAGTATCGCCTGTCGAACCAACTTCACCCTTATCGCCTTTTGGACCTGTCTCACCAGTCGGACCTATTACGTTTCCGACATTAAACGTATCACTGTTTGTCAATGTTAATACAAGTTCACCATCACCATTAATTGAAGCACCGCTTATATATGGACCAGTTGGACCTACAACATAACCAGCATCAAGAGTAGTCCCATCAATAAGTTCAATGATCAATCGACCATCTTCTTGTGTTGCTCCTGATACACCGTCACCGACAACAGAATTCAATAGGTCGATGACTTCATTTGTTTTATTATACCACCCATAAAAGGTTTCGGTTATTTGTAAATTATCCAGTGTGTAACCTGACATCAATTATTCCCTTTGTTTAACAAAGACTTCAACAACACTTTAATCTCATTGATTTCTTGTCGAATTTCACTTTGTTCTGTTTTCATTTTGTTGAACTCATCTTGTTGTTTTTTCTTTTCTCTATATGCGTGAAGAGCTTCTCGATTGTTTGATAGAATTGCCTTCGAGTTTGAATCTCGAATGAGATCATTTCTACCTTCGATATTTATGAGACTTTCCTTTCTCATGCTAGAGCAACTACTCTCATTGACTTGACCAGTGGAACGATGGCTGTATTATTCGGAGAACCATCTGCATACAGACATATCTTGATTGCAAACTTGCCCATTGGTTCGATTAAATCTTTAGGTAAAGAATATTCCACTTCTTGATACCCATCAAGATTTTCAGTGGTACTTGGTGTGAGTTGCAAGTATGGAACGTTCTCAAACGGAGTGTCTTCACCTTCGGATTGTTGTTTGACAAAGACTTGAATATCAGAACCAGTTGGTTTGTATTGGTTCAACAATACCTTTACGTTCGTTGATCCAAATCCATCTTCGAGATTTACTTGTCGAGTGATGTATCTTGCTCTTGGAATTCTACCAGGCAGAACTGGTTTCGCCTTCGGTTCGAGTTCCCCATTGTATCCATCCCCACCCGCACTTGTATCTTTGTTTCCTTCGATTCTATTTTCCACGGCGTAAAGAGAGATTCTCTTCAAATCTATCACAGGAGAAACTCTGTCATCCGAACCAATTACATTTGCGTTCAGAATCAATGTGTCATTCGTATCAGATGTAGAAAGATTTACCTTCTTGGACTCACGAAGAGAAACTGTTTCGTTTATTGAAACTGGATACTCGGTACTTGTTGCAGAGACGGAAGATCCAGCGTTTGGAGTGAACCTGAGTTTCATTTCATATCTTGAATTTGGCCAGTTCACTACACTCGCGTTTAGATTATAAGAATCTATCTTCGCAATTCCTGTATAGTTATCCGATCCCTTTCTTTCGCGAAGAGTCAGAGTCTTTAGCCCACTGTAATTAAATTTGCAACGATTGAGTCTAAACATCAGATCGGAATTGTTATCTGGTTTCCATGTTCCTGCATTCTGCGAACGGAATAGAACTCCAGTGTTTGGTTGTTCGGTGACAGGAATCTCAGTTCCAATTTGATTCTCGCCAAGAACAGCGATATATGTTTGATATTCATCACTGTTCGAAAGAAGAACCACCGAATGTTCTCCCGGCGCCAGGTGAACTGGAGTTGAGAATCTAAAGGTTGTAGAACTTCCAACATCAGCAACATCTGGAGTATCACTGACATTAACTTCTTCTGGATTCTTTACAACTTCTGCAAACGGATATACTGTGGTTGGACTTGGATATCCAGAAATTGTAGGTCTGATCTGAAGTGTCACTGGTAGTGTGTTTGATTTACTCTTGAAGTAAATATCAACACTGTCGATGTAAACACCATCAGGGTATTCTGACTCTAGAATCTTGAAGGTCTGTGACAGAGGATCTCTTGCAATTCTGGACCCTTCGGTTGTCACGATGTTTTCCTGATTGACGCCATTTCTAACGATATGAGGTAATCTGGTATTTACTGAGTTGATTGAATCTGTGTTCAAAATGCCTTGAGCAGCAAAGATAACTTCAGCAGTTGTCCTAGCACTCGCAACATTATTTGTAGGACTGTCGGTGATTCGAATCAGTTTCTGGCCAGTCTTGAATTGACCAGACGGAACTGTAAATTTGAGTTGTTTATTAGATGTAATTCTTCCATATTCATCAGTGATAAGAGGATTACTTATCATTGACTTTGTTGTTCCATTTTCAACAAACGTACATTGTTCACTCACGTTGATACCATCGAAGAACACATAGACTCTCGTATTTGGCCTCATGTTTGTGGCGGTAATGTCAAGAGTTTGTGACCTCACGAATGGAATTACACTCGTATCCACAATTCGATCATTTACTTTCTTAGTGATACGATCGGGAACCGTCTTATTGCTTATTCCCTTTCGATCCTTGTTTCGTGTAACCTTTGTAACTCTCTTGGATTTTTCTTGGTTACTTTTTTGTGCCTTGTCGATGTTGTATTCAGCACCAGCCCACGAAGATTGCCAATCGTTCCACTTCGTACCGAAGGCAGATGAACCCAAGTTTTCCCAAGCATCGTTTTCGCCTTCGACATTAATAAGAACATCTGGGTTTTGGTTTTGGTCATACCAGTTGTCACTTGGTGGGTTGCAAACCGCTGTTCCCAACCAACTTACATTGTTGAATGGATTGAGATTTACCGTATTCGTTGACAACGGTTGTATCATCGCTGATTCTGTTGTGAATGGTAACATTACAACATCATCATTTGTTCTGTATAGACTATTTGTTGTCAGAACATCGAAATCAATGTTTCGACTGATGAACGGAGGATGTAATTCTTGGTTTTCAAAATCTATGGAGATGTTGTAATCTGGATTTTGAACATCACCAATTTCGTGACCAGTAAACTGATCTACGATAATACCATTCTTGAATCGGTCGTTTCCGTTTGAATCTTTGATGAATAGAGCTTCGGTTTGTCTTTCGAGAAGAGAAAGGGTACTGTAGTATTCGATTTCTTCGATTCTCTTTTCGAGTTTACCAATATCTCTCATGGTAAATCTCTTGTTTTCGATAAACTTCGACACTACGTCCTTAGAGTTGTATGTGTACGCTGGAATGTAGAACTTATAAAGTTCCATCGCGTCAACAACTTGATCTGGTGATTTTGGCTCGATTGCTGGCACACCCTTGATTACCTTGAACTGTTTATCCCTTGTGATTACAAGTCTATCAATTCTTGGTAGGTAATATGAGTATGAGATGTTAAAGGCTCTTCCACTGAATGGAAGGAATATGTCGCTAAAGTTTGTACCATCGAATATTGGTCTAAAGTCGATTACCTTATTCAAGCGAACAACATCACCGATGTTTGGAGAAGTGTAAACTGGAATATCATCGAAGGTGAACTCTAAGTCATCGCCGGTTGGATTTTCGTTAATATAAGATTCTGATACGAAAGGCCCGACACCACTGTGTTCAAAGTAACGATATGTGACTTGAATTGGAGTGACGAAGTTAGCAAGTCCATCTTCTACTTGTTCACTTGTTCCAAAGTTTTCAAGGCCATTGTTGACAAGATACAGTCTTCCCTTTTCATAATAGTTATCTCGTTGTCCATTGTCCAATGCCAGTTTATCGAAGGCATCAGCAGTTGGTCCTACTCCTTCGTCGAAGGCAGAGTTGTATGAGTAAATATCTACCTTGTCGAGTTCGAAGTAATACTGACCAGTTGAAGTAACTTTCACGTCCGAAACTTGGAGATTTTCTGTGTACTCTCTGAGTCTCTTGAATCGGATCGGGCTACTGGTTACGTTTTCGCCTGGGTTTACTTCTAGTGCAGCGATCATTGAGAACTTTGTAGTAGCTGGATACGTTCCAGTTCCACCACCTGTATTCTTAGAGATGGTCAACTTACCAAAGTCGCCAAAGTCTGTGTTATTGGTACGGAGGACGAAAGCATCTGAAAGAAGATCCATAATTTTTCCATCATTGTCAATCATGATGTAGTTATTCAAGTCTGCACCATCGACGCGGCCGCCAGAGGCATCTCCACCGACGAAACGAATCAGTGAGTTCCCACTGGAGATGGAAACTTCATCACTGGCTCCAAAGTCAACTTGGAATTCCTTAATCGCTCTATAATCCATAGCATTGATTGATTTCACCACATCACCAACGGGAACTTCAAAGATCAAAGAATTTCTATCGGGGTTATAAATTTTTCCAAGATAGTTTGGATGGATGTTGAAGAGTTTACCACCGAGTGTATTGTCGGTTCCTACTGCGTCCGAGTTTTTCGCATAACCATAGTAAGCACTTTTTGTTTCACTCAAGAAGAATCTCTCATTTTTACGCTTTTGATTCATGTTCACATCAAAGAACGAAACGAGATGTGCATCGTTTGATACTTCTGTTATTTGTCGAATTCTAGCAGTTCCTATCGTAACAGGAACTTGCTTGTAATATTGATTAGAAGAATTTCCACCCGTTCCTAATGAACCACTAAAGAATGATTTACTTAATCCATACGCACTTGCGTTTGATGTAATCCTACCAGTAGGACTCTTAACATAAACCCCGTTTGAAACAGTACCTTCCAATATTCCAGAGGCGTTAAATCCAACTTCAAAACTTGGACCCGGATCCGGCTTTATAAGAAGAACAGTGTCTTGAGTGTCTCCTGAGTTTCCTAAATCTCTTGCTGTAAAGTTTTCTATGGTTCCTGTTGCATAACCAGTAGGAGTTTGGCCTGGGACCGCTTGAGCAACTTTTTCTCCAACTGTATAGTATCGGCCTGGAGCAAAATTACTCTTCGACTCTAACAACTGAGAAGCAGTTTCCCCTTGTGTGTAGGTTCCAAACCCAGTAAAGTTTCTTGTGGTAACATTATAAGGGCCTTCCATGTCTACGATCACTGATTCTGAACTGAGTGTTGTGGTATTTGAAGCAATACCGTTTCCACCATAACCCACGAACTGGTTATCACAAGTGTCATCGTACATTCCAAAGATGTATCCGAGATCTCTTTGGAAACCCTGTGAACCATCACAAATCGAAGTTATCAACTTGTTCTGACTTGGATCCCAACTTATGACAACACCCTTGTTCACGATATTAAAGTTGTTATTCCACGCATCCCAAGTTAACTTTGTTCCATCCCAGTCATTATATGTGAATTGATATGCTAATTGACCATGCTTGTAATTGTCACCGACAATACCTTGATTTATTAAATCCTGTGCAGTCGTCTGTGCTATCGCAGGATCACCGCTGTCAAAATCAGAACTTCCGATGCCATCAATACTGTCATCTTGCATCAGATTGAGATATCCATTTTGAGCTAAACCGACATCATTCGGATCGAATATAATTTGTTGAACATCAATTGCTGCATCATGACCACTGACTACACCATATGTAAACTGGTAGTCGATTGATTCACCGCTATCTGGAGCTTCAGTTGTAACAAGATCAATGAAACCAGAGAAGGAAACACCACTACAAGTATCATCAAACGGTGTAGATGAAAGAACGCCAGGATAAGCAGCACTATTGAATCCACATGTCGGAAGGAAGTTTACACCCGAAATGTTTTCGATATACAACTTTGGACCAGATGCGGTCAAGATCCAAGCAATTACTTCACCGATTGCTTCCCGCAACGTGCCTGGATCGGTATATTGTCCCCCACCCAAAGTGAATCCACCAGCGCTTGCATTCGTAGTCGCTCCAGTATATTGGAACTGGCGAACAATATCACCAACCGCAAAGTTAGAAGAAGCCTTATAACCATTTTGTCCTGTCACATATCCATCTGCAACAGATAAAGCATAAACACTTTTATTGGTGATTGATTGAATACTCGATCCATAAGAAACAGGAGTACAATCTTGTGTTGGGCCAGAAATTCCAGCCCATCCTTGTTGAATAACATTACCGACGTTACTGAATCCACCTTGTCCGGCAGATTGTATTATCAAAGCGCTATTTCTTCTGTTTGCAACGGTTCCCGCTGGAATCCATCTTCTTACTGTACCAGCCGCTCGAATATAGGCTGAGGGTCCGGCGTTACCACTAACAGATTGATTTATCTTTCCTAAGAATATTTGTCGTACGGCTGCACATGTAACACCCTGAGATGCTACTAGACCCATGAAATTAACATAGTTATTGATGTCGCCATTATTTAAACCTTTGGTTGTTCTATAATTTACACCGCTTCGATAACCTTGACTGAAAACTATCTTCTGAAGATGTCGGTCTAATTTAGGTACTGGAGCAAAATCCACAGTTGCATCATATCCACCATCTTGAGCAAGTGATGTTGGAAGATAATAAGCTCCAGAACCTTGTCCAACGATCAGAGACGCATCTGAGGCTTCCATAGTTGCTGATGAGAAGTTACTCAGAACCATAACACTATCGAAATTGG